ACACGGGTAGATTCAGCGGTAGAACGACCTGTTTCAGCGGTTTTCCGTTTATCTTCTTCCTTCACACGTTCCGATTCAGCAGAAGAACGACCTGTTTCAGCGGTCTTACGTGCATCTTCATTGCTTTTACGTGTTTGTTCATCCGAGACACGTTTATTTTCTGTATCAACACGTCCGGATTCAGCAATTACCCGTTTACCTTCAGCAGTTACGCGGGCCGCTTCTTCCGACTTACGTGCATCTTCGTTTTGCTTTCTTATATTCTCGGCAGAGGAACGTCCGGTTTCAGCCGTAACACGTTCTGTTTCGGAAGTCTTTCTTTTATCTTCTTCGGACACACGGGAAGTTTCGGCAGATTTGCGTGCATTCTCATTAGCCACACGTTCGGATTCGGCATTGCCTCTTCCTATTTCGGAATCTTTTCTAACCTGCTCGTTAGATTCTCGTGTACCTTCGTCAGCTACACGTTTCTTTTCTGCATTATCCCGTGCAGTTTCAGCAGTAGAGCGTCCACTTTCAGCGGTTTTACGTGCATTCTCATTAGTGATACGTACTGATTCAGCAACTTCCCGGGCTTGCTCTTCACGAGAACGATTCGTTTCGGCTGTCTGCCTGGATTGTTCGGAAGCATTGCGACGGGATTCATCAGTTTCACGAGTCGATTCATTCTCTTCAACTGTGGCTTCTAACTGCCTCATATCGGTAGTTGCTGTTTGTGCATCACTCGTAGCCTTGAGCATATTATCCAAGGCAGTCTGAATCTTCTCTAAACCAAATTTAAGGCTAGTCTTAACTCCGTTGATTACTCGGTAGCCGATAGTGAAGAAGCCTTTCATGTCGCTGGCTTCGTTCAGTTCTGATATTTTTTTCTTCTTTAATGGCATAGCAAATCAATTTAAATCTATATAAAACTCTCCGTCCTCTGTTATGATAAATTCGCCCGCTTCGGATGAAAGCAAGAACTCCGTTTCTCCGATCCGGAAGCTGGTAAATACGAGTTTCAAGGTAAATTCCCACCATACACCGTTATTTAGCATGAAATCATTCGTCTGACAACTCTTATAATAGCAGGGATAGCTTTCACTCCATTCATCACAATAAAATATACGTTCCGCATCGGAATACTCATATCCTTCATCATCGACTTTAGCAGATAGCCGTGTTAAATCATGGAGTAGGGCATCGTGATTACGCCAGAACAATTCAACCGTCCCGGCCCGCATCAGGCATTTGAGAGATACTTCTTTGGTTTGGAATTTCACAACTTCACCATCGTAGATTGCCCCGTCTTGACGCTTGAAATTCTGTAATAGGTTCTTTTTTACCGTCGGAGCCTTTAGTATTTCAGCATTGCTACCTTGCAATACGACTACACCATAATCGGATAAGTCTTTGTCATCAATCTCGTAACCTTTAGGCATTGGAAGCTCATTTACGGGCTCCTGGTATTCGTAATCGACTTCTCGGGGGAAGTCGTTACTAAAAATAAATTTAGCAACTTCAAGACCTGGATTAATAACATAGCTGCTTTGGGAAGACAGACGTAACTTATAACTCCTGCCGATTAAGGGAAAGTAAAATTCATGATAACTCAAGTCAGAAAGTATATCAATCAGTCCACCAATACCCAAACTGCCTATATATGCAAACTCAATGCTTACTTCAGCCGTATCCAATGTAGGACTAGAAAGATCAAATTCCTGTCCGTCTTCTTCCGGCCAATCATTCTTGTCCGGTTCCTTCATGGTTGGAAATGCTACCAGGTTATTATAACTTCCCTTTGTAATACATATACCCAAGCTGGTATATGCCTCTATTCCGTCAATCAATAATTGCTCTTTCATCGCTTTAATGTTATACCTTTAGTGTTTAACGTGTCTATTCCCAGCTTTACAGCGTACATGAACTCTCTTATTTCCACAAGGTTAGATGTGTAATTGGAGATATCCGATAAATGGGAAACAATAGTATCATTACCCCGAAGCATTTCAGCCATATTCTTATCCATATTTATTAGATATGACAGTTTCTCTGCTATTTTCTCTGTTCCTGAATTAATACTCTTAACTTCCTCATTTATAGAATAAGTATGCGAAGTCATTACAGCAAAACTTCCATCTAGTTTGTTGGCTGAATCTTGCGACATTGAAGCAAATCCTTTCTTTGATGCCTCACGCTCATCGTCGTTATCATTCCAGCCGAACATTTCTGCCATTGCATCTCGTTTTGCTTTCATTTCATTAGAGAGCTGTTGCCCTTCTGCCTTCAGTGCATTATACTCATCTTCAGTCACACCGTCATCCATAGCATTGTTAAGTTTTTCTCTCCAAGCCATTAAGCTGTCCATGAATTCTTCTTTAAGCATAGAATTTACGATGGCATTCTTCATATATTCCTCGAAGTTATCAGCGAAGTCAGCAGAATCGGCGTCCATATCATTAAGCAAGTCCTGAAAGTCTGAACGAAGAGAGCTGTAATCAAGAAGCGTGGTATCAGCTATTTGCTGTTCCAGCACCTCCGCTACCTGTCCGACACCATTTGCGATTTGATCTGCAAATTTCTGCGTGTCTGAATCAAGTTGAGACCAGAAGATACCGGCATGTTCCTGAAGTTCCGCAAGTTGCTCATCGGTCAAATCAAATAATCCAGTCATACGACCACCCATTTTCTTTTTAAATTCCTTTACGGACATGCCTAATGCCTCTGCAGCTTGTTTCCAACCTTCACCGGACATATCATCTACTTCATCATAACCCTTTGAGTGTGACTTTCCAGAAGCACCAGAATTTAAGTATTGTTGCCCCAGTACTCGGGCATTTGCGCTTTGTTCTTTGATATTGGCAATAGCAGCTTCATAAACAGCGTTTGCGGTATCTCCTGTCAAGGTCTCCGCTAACTCCAGCTGTTTCTCAATTATCCGATCAAGAATATTAATATAGGATTCATACGTTTCTTTCGCTTTCTCGTATTTTTCTGTCGTATCGTCCTTAGTGAACATACTGAAAATCTTTGTTGCTACCTGTATAACGGCACTAATAACAGCAAGAATAACAGATGCCTTCTCAACTGTACTGATAGCGTTAGCCGATGTATCTGCTGCCATTTCAACACCACTCATAGCAGTCAATGCAAAGGTCCCTATTTCACCAATCAATGAGATAATTTCACCAGCCGGTCCACCGATTGATTTTCCAACATCAGTTAATGCGTCTGATAATTCATCTAACTGTGCTTTTACATCTTTCTCTGCTTTCTTTACCTTAGCATCCTTCTGTACCACCTTATCTTTCGCCTCATTGTATCTCGAAGTCTTTTCTTTTACTTTATCCAAAGCCTGTGCCTCGGTCAGATAAGCTTTTGTGGAATCAATTTTACCAGTCTTTTCGTTGAATTTAGAGGACTTGACACCATTTTCAATCTTAGCACCACCTTTTACAGCTTCTTGAGTCTGTTTAGCATTTTCTAATTCAATTTGCGCATTAGCTAACTCTTCCTCTGCTTCTGCTAGTTCTTTCTTCTTGTCAGATAATGATTGAAACGGGTTACGTGAATCCAATTCATCCATAATTGATTGAATAGTACTAGTATATTCGCGAAGCTGGTCCGGAGAAAGAACTTTGGCAGCCGTACTCTTTGCATTCTCTAATTGAGTAAGCAGAGAATTAAGAGTTTCAGAAGACGTTTCTTTCAGATTTTCAAATGCACGAACATACTCCGGAGACTCTTTCAACTTATCGTAATCCAGGCCCATCAATTCCATTCCCTTGTTTTTTGTCGCCTGGGCTATGGAACGATCAATCTGTTCTACTTGATCTGTATCTCCATTCTTTACTGCTTGTTTTCGTTGTTCCTGCAGGGTAGCAATATCTTCATTGAACTTTCGTTCAATAGCAAGGCGTTGGTCCGTATAGTCTTGATACTGATTCAGCAAATCAGCTAAATCATCCCCACGATTGTACTTTAAATCTGTAGTTTCCTTTTTTTCATTAGCAACTTTATCAAATGCATCAAACTGTTTCTTTACTGGCTCTGACTTGACATATACTGATGCATTGAAGATTTTATCTTTATTGTCAGGATTAGCATCAAAGGCGGAACGAGCATCTTCAATCACTTTTAACTTTTTGTCTTCAGCTTCGCGATCGATAGCCTGTAATTCTAGTTTATGATTGAGTTCCCTTTGTTTTAGAACCTTTTCACTGCTCTCTTTAAGCTTATTTATTTCAAGCTGCTCTAGTTGGTTTGCAGAGTCTTCTTTCATACGCTGTTGCTCTCTATTCTGCTTATCTAGCAGGAGTTTATATTTCTCCTGTTCTTCACGTAGCTTTTTCGCTTGGTCATCCTTCTTGGAAGATGAATCATAGACTTTTAATTCTTTTTCAGCCTCCTTTAGCTTCTTGACATTTTCTTTATAAGACTTTACCACAGCAGAATCTATCCCTTTGAACTTTCCGGCATCCATTTGCTTCTTTTGTGCTGAAGCGATTGATTCCAATGCTTTAGTAGCATCTTCTTTTTGTTTTGTCCAAAAGGCTTTATTTTGAATGGCAGCTTTTTCTTCTTCTTTCTTTTGTTCTTCCTTTGCTTTCTTCTGAATTTCATTTATTTTCTCTACTTCTTCTTTTGCAAGACGGGCAGACTCTGCAGCTTCATTCTTCTTTTTGGCTAATCGTCCAATTCTTATACTTAATCCTGGATCTTCAATACCATCTTTTCTATTTTTTTCAGCTTCATCGATAGCCTTTTGCCATTCAGCGGTAGCTGCATCAAGTTCTTCTTGCTTCATAACAGCTCTAACCTTAATCCCCATTACATATTGCTCATTTTTATCTTTGTTGAGTAGTTTTAAAATATCATGGAGTTCCATTGTTTTAATCTTCTCTAAATCAAGATTTTTTAAAACATTTGGCATTATAGATTGAAGTTGTTTGTATGCACTTAATTTATCAAATTGACTGGATGTTTCATCTCTTATAATATTGACAAGACTTTCTGCCTTATTTTTCAATTCATCAAAATGTTTTTTTTGAGTCTCCATAGCAGCATTATGCTTTCTTATAGCTCTTTCGGAGACAGATTCTGCTGTAGCACATTTGTAAATTGCATACCCAAGCCCTGCAAATGCGGCAGCTGCTAATACATAAGGATTAGTTAACATTGCAGCAGCATTTTTTAGTTGTGCAATAGTTTGAGCTTTGAGGGCTTTTGTCAATAAGATACGAGAAGATGTATTCTTTGCAATCATTGTTGCCTCAATAGCGTACAAGCCTTTCTTTAGGACTAAATCAGCGGCCTCAATAGCACGCTGTCGATTTACAATTGCTGTTACCGTTGCATATACTTGCTTAGCAGTACTTACAGCAAGAATACTGCCTTTGTATCCTGCAAGGGCAGTCGTAACAACAACTATTAATGCTCCTATTTCTTTCAATGCTTCTTGAGCGCTTCCGTCAGCAAAGGCTTCATTCATAGATTGCGCTGCACTGGATATTTCCTTTAAGATTTCTTTTCCTAACGGGCGAAGGGCAGCTGTTATATTATTACCAAGAAGCTTCATTTGATTCTCGGCTGATGAGGACATTTCTATAAAAGCAGCTTCTGCGGCACCTGTTGCATTTTTCATTTGTTCCAGATCGGACGCAGCACCTACTGCATTTTGTCCGGTTATCATTAGTGCAGCCTGTAAAGCTTCGTCGGTACCCAATAATTCTTTCATTTTTGTAGTACTTCCGTTTGCTTCGTTATAGATCAGCTGTAATGCTTCCTGGAAAGAACGTCCGGAAAAGGCTGCATCACCTAAATGGTTAGCCGTTCCCATAATTGCCGCACGTATTTTAGTCATCGCTTCGGCTGTTGGAACACCTTGTTTGGTTATTGATACGACAGCTGCTAGCACGTCTTCAATATCAATACCGAAGGACGAGGCAATGGGAGCAGCTTGAGCAATACTCTTTCCAAGTTCTCCCATTGTAGTTTTACCAAGCTTGGCTGTGGTAAATAACATATCAGAAACAGATTCTGCTTCAGAAGCTCCTTTTTTATATGCATTAAGAATTGTAGTGATAGCATCTGCCGAAGTAGCCGTTTCTGTAACGCCGCCGATAGCAGCCTTAGCAGATACTTTTAGAATATTCATAGCATCCGCTCCATCATGTCCTGCAGATACAATCTGATATAGTGCTTTCGCTGACTCTACGGCTCCGACTGGAACCTCTCTAGTCATATCAATAACGCTATTCATAAAATCGGTAAGACTGCCTTTTATCCCGCTTGAAAGAGTAGCAACTTCTTTCATGCTTTGCTGGAACTGCTTTTCGAAGTTATATGCTTCTTTGGCTGCTTGAGTAAAAGCGATCCCCGCACTAATGCCAATCCCTCCGAATACATCAAAAGCGGTAATTTCACCGGCCATTGCCTTTATGATTCCCATCGCTTCTTGACGCCCGGAATATAGCCCTGAATTATCTATACCTGTAGCGAAATATAACGCACCATCTTTATTCTGAATACCCATATAGCATTTATTCTTAAAATATAAAGAGGAGGTAAAATTTGGCTATTTCGAGAAGAATAAGCATCTTTGCAGTGTTCTAAGACCAAGGAACGATTTTTATTTCAACGTATTAGGGAGTTGATTCGCCTACTATACCACAATATAGGCTATCAATTCCCTTTGCTACATAATCCTAATGCGTTGCAATAGATTATGTTCCTTGGTCGGAAAGAATAGGGGAGAGATAGCCTTTTTCTATAATATATAAATTACTATTCATTAGCGCCATGACCAAGGAAAATGAGAACGTATCTGTAGCGAATAAAAGGAACTACACAGAAGAAGAAATTAATGCTGCTTACAAGAAGGGCAAGGATGAAGGAAGAATTGAAGGGATGCTCGCTTATCAGAAAAGATTGATTGAGAATCTACAGCGGGATAATGCATCTCTCAATCAGAAGCTTCAGGAGATTAAAAAATAATCCCCCATATCTTCACAGATACAAGGGACTAGAAAACATACTCTAAACCAATTTATAAAAAAACAGTTAACCTAATATATAAACACAATGGCAAATTACCTTATCGTTTGACCTTTCCAGCAATATCGTTATATTTCTTTATCCTGACTGTCTTACTAGGGTCATCAAAAGACGGAAGTTCTACCCACTCGTAATCTTGCCCTTCAACATTTCCGTCTTCGTCAGTCGTTTTATTACGCTGTTTCATCACAAATGAGTACTCCTGAAGCAATATCTCTATTAATCCATAGCTACTATCCAACGTCTGATTAAACGTTAATCCTAGGGCTTCTTTTGCAATAACTAAGAATCTGCTTTGGTTATATCCTTCCAGCTTTGCAGATTCTTCCGAGCGGCTATTATCTCCGTCTCTCGTAGCGGGCTCACGTTCCGAAGCATCGTGATAGAGGTACAAAAAGGGTGATACCCTATGCGATATATGATTGCATTGAATAATATGCGTATATCCTCCCATGTCGTATTGTCAATGAGGGCTTTTTTAAACCATGCCGGCGGATCACTAGGCTTGTTATGAATGCCCAGGCAAACGACATCGAGAAGTAGTCCTCCATATTTATTCATCAATTCTGGAAAATCAGCATTCAGCTCACCATCTTTCACAATCATTTTATCAATATCTTCCTTTTCAATTTCAAGGAGAAGCGGACGAATTCTAAACCATGTCCGGACAGTGATAGGCTTTATTACAATACAATCACCGGGATCCTTTCCTTTTGGAATAGAATCTCGGTTAGTAAAATCAAATGGAATCTTGACAGGCTGCTCCGTTACAGATTCCGATTCTTGCTGAAATAAGTTCTTTATACTCATAATTTCCTCAAGGAGCCTAGCCCGTTGTACTTCCGGGCAATACTTCCGGTTATTTGCAACTAACCTTCAATACTTTCAGCTCCA